ATGCCCTGCTCAAGCCTATCGGTCAGGCTGCTGCGGGAAAGGTGCGCCGCTCCAGGTCCCGGGCCATCTTCTCGGCGCGCTGCCCGGTCGCATGCTCGGCCTTGGCGATGTCGAGCAGCCGGTAGAGGCGCTGCCCCTTGGCGTTGCGGATCTCGTTGCCGTGCTCGTCGGTGGCGACGGGCAGGTGGCCGCGGGCCCGCCAGTTGCAGATCACGGCGACGGAAACACCCGCGTACAGGGCGGCTTCGGTGGCGGTGAGGAGAGCGTCAACGTTCAGCACTGCCTCATCCACACAGCCTCCCGGGCACACAAAAAAAGCCGCCCGGTTGGTCAAGGGCGGCTTTGGGTATGAAGATCCGTTCAGTAGTTAAACAGGTGTGATGGGGGTAGTCAAGCAGGCTCGATCACGCGGCCGGATTATGTTCCGTGTCGTCCTGGCGGGCACCTTGGCCGGCTTTTTCTTCCACAAGATTCTCGTAGTCGGCGTATGACAGGATCCGCCCGCAAGAAGGGTTCGCGCATTCCACCCGGCCCTCACCTTCGATCCAGACGAGCATCAGCAGCTGGCAGGAGGGGCAGCGCATCGGTTTCGTCAGTTTCCGGGCGCCGGCCTTGGCTTGACGTTTCCACACCTTGTGCCAGGCGAGTATGTCAGCACCGAAACCTTCGGCGATGGTGGAGGTGAGGATGTCATCGAGGTGGTGGCCGAGCCACGCGATGCACTGGGTGGAGGTGGCGGCGAGGAACCCGCGCCGCGGTGGGGTGCCGATGGCGAGCACCTGTTCCCGGTAGGCGTTCTCATGTTCGGTGAGGATGTTCATGAGGTCGGTCAGTTCGTCGGCCGCATCGGATGGGGACATTACTTCGGCGGTGCCGGACACGCGGCCGGCGTCGCTGCCGGCGGAGGCGGCGTGCCCGTCAGCGACCCAGCCGAGCATCGCGGCGAGCTCGTCCAGGTCGGCGAGGCTGGCGCGGATGCGGCTTGCGCACCGGCCGCACCATACGGGATCACCCTGGATCGGCTGTATGGATGGTGGTTCGGGGCGGGTCTGATTGGGGTCGAGGATGCCGTCCCGCCCGTAGGTGTTGAGGGCCTGCTTGAAGGCTTCGCGGGCTTCCCGCCAGCGGGTATTGCAAGATCCTGGGCATGGCTCGACGGGGGGCATGGCTGTGATGATGGCGGAACGGGCAGGCCGGTGCCAACTAGACGGGCGGCACCTCGGTCCAGTCCTCAACCACGACGATCCGCCGCCGGTAAACCTTCCCGCCGAACCGCTGCTGATTCGGGATCCACTTGTCCAGCGGGTAAATCCCCTCAATCTCCGGATCGTCGCCTGCACGCCCCGATCGCTTCCTCTGCCGTCAGCCCGAGCTCATCCGCCCATCCGGCTACATGCAACCACAGGTCACTGTTTTCCGGTTCATCCCGGGCCACGGCACACGCGAGAACCATCGCTGTCATCGCCTGCCCGCAGGTCAGGTCGCGGCCGGGCGCCCAGGACACCCGCCAGTGGTTCCCGTCATAGCGGGCGCTGTGCGGAGTGTCCGGGCTGGTGATCTCGGTGTCATCCCCGGTAAGGGTCACTGTGTCCTCCTTAGTTAGCATTTCCCCTGATACGCATCCGAGTTATAGGTGACCCACGGCGACCAGTCCGTCCCGTCATGACTGATCGCGACGGCGGCACGGGCGTTCCCCATCGGGTCATACGTGGCGTCCCCGTTGACAGTGTTTATCTGCCAATACCCCTCATCAGTGCTGCCGTTGCTGTCATGGTCGGTTGAGTATTGCTGCCCGGATGATTCGGCGGTGGCGATCTCAGCGGCCATGAACGCTGCGCCGGGTGATCCGCCTGCGGATTCCCATAGGGTTTCCAGGCCGGAGCAGGACAGGGTGCCGCCACTGGTGGCTGCCGTGCCACCGTGAGCAGCCGCAGCGGTGGTGATCGGCGCAGTGATGCCATGGTGACTGCCGGCATACAGCAAGACGCCGGCGGCAGCAGCCAGGGCACCCACCTTTTTCACCGCAGAGTCCCCGCGTCGCAGAGTTCCTCGGCGATCTTCAGGATCTGGTCCGGGTGGATCTCCGCGCTCCGCTCACAAACGAGACGGAGCGTCATCATCCGCCTCGGTGCGTCGTACTCACCGCCCTCAGCGAGCCATTTGGCCCACTTGGTGACGGGGGCTTTCATCTGACCGCGCAGCCAATCCGCGCGGCCGGCGTCCAGGCCGAGGACATGCACCCCGCAGGCGATGGCGGCGCAGGAGACCTTGTACTTCCAGCTTTCGTAGCGGACATCCGGGTCAAGGCCGGGGACACCCGTCCACCACGGGATCGCGGACGTGCCCGGCACGGCCGGGAGGCTTCCCGGGGTCGGCATTAAAGTCCCCTCAGTGTCGGTTCCGGTCAGGCGCTCAAGCGTGCTGGTCATGCCAATTCCTTCAGGAGTGAATGATCTTGTTGACGCGGATAGCGACCCAGGCCACGGCGAGAACCACGACGATCCACACGATTTCCGTGCCGGTCAGCGGGAAATGGAACGGGGCCTGGTGGACGATCGTCACCTTCGGCGGGGTGACCGGCGCCCCCACCGGCGGCACAGCTGGTGCCGGGGCGTGATGATCCTTGCTCGCCGTAACCGCCAAGCCGACGATCGCCGCGAACGCGAGAACAGGCCCGAAGATCCCACGGCCGGACGCCGGTGCTACGGGGGCGGGTGTGCTTCCCCTGCGGGCGAGCCGCCGGATGAACCAGATAGACACGAACGCGAAGATCACGCCGCCGATCACAGCACCGGGAAGGTTCGCGGCGAGACTGCCATGGGTGGCGCTCGCGGCAGGCGAGTGCATCTAGTTCTCCTCAGGGTTGCTGGCCGGCCGGATAGAGGCCAGGGTTTCGGTGAGCTCGTCGGGTTTGACGAGCACGTCGCGGGCCTTAGACCCCTCGGACGGGCCGACGATGCCGCGGGATTCCATCAGGTCCATCAGGCGCCCGGCTTTCGCGAACCCGACCCGCAGTTTCCGCTGGAGCATGGACGTCGACCCGAACTGGGTGCTGATCACCTGCTCAACGGCCTGGCACAGCAGGTCAAGGTCGTCACCGATGTCCCCGTCGATTACCTTCGCGGGCCCCTCAGCGGGCAGCACGTCGCGGCGGTACTCGGGCTGGGCTTGGGTCTTGCAGTGCTCCACAACCGCGCGGATCTCCTTCTCCGACACGAACGCGCCCTGCAGCCGGACCGGCCTATTCGCACCCATCGGCAGGAACAAGGCGTCACCCTCGCCGATGAGTTTCTCCGCGCCACCCTCGTCGAGGATCACGCGCGAATCGGTGAGGCTGGAGGTGGCGAACGCGAGCCTGGACGGGACATTGGCCTTGATCAGCCCGGTCACCACATCCACGCTGGGCCGCTGGGTCGCCAGCACGAGGTGGATGCCGGCGGCGCGGGCGAGCTGGGTGATCCGGACCACGGAATCCTCAACGTCGCGGGGGGCGACCATCATCAGGTCGGCGAGCTCATCCACGATCACCAGCAGGTACGGGTAACGCCGGTACGCCCGCTCGCTGCCGGGCGGGGCGACGAGCCTCCCGGCGTCGACCGCACGGTTGTAGTCGTCCACGTGCCGGAACCCGGAGGCGGCCAGGTCGTCATAACGGCGTTCCATCTCCCCCACCACCCATTCCAGCGCCTCAGCGGCTTTCTTCGGCTGGGTGATGATGGGGGTGATCAGATGCGGGATGCCCTCGTAGATGCTCAGCTCAACCCGCTTCGGGTCGATGAGGATCATCCGCACCTCGTCCGGGGTGGCACGGGTCAGCACCGAGGTGATCAGGGTGTTTATGCAGACGCTCTTGCCACTGCCAGTGCTTCCGGCCACGAGCATGTGCGGCATCTTCCGCAGGCTCGCCAGCACCGCCACACCCTCAACGTCCTTACCGAGCCCGGCCAGCATCGGATCATGATCAGCGACCGCGGCCGGGGACTTCAGCACATCGGCGAGGGCAACGATCTCCCGGTCCACGTTGGGGATCTCCACGCCGATCGCGGACTTACCGGGGATCGGGGAGATGATCCGCACCGCATCGGATTTCACCGCGTAGGCGATGTTCTTCTGCAGGCCGGTGACCTTCTCCACCTTCACTGCCGGGCCGACCTCAACCTCATACCGGGTGACCTGCGGGCCGCGGGTGTATCCGGTGACCTGCGCGTCTACCTTGAACTGCTCCAGCACCTCAGCAAGGGCGGCGACCATGATCTTGCTCGCGTTGATGAGCTTCCCCGGGTCAGGCTGATTAGCAGGCTTGAGGTCGGCGAGACCGGGCGGGATGTAATCGTCCTCATCCAGGGCCGGCTGACGGGTGGGGCCGTGGTCCTCGTCGCGGTCTTGCGCCGCGGGCGGGGCTGCGGGTTCCGGTTCGGCGGCGGGCGGGACGGTGGTCCGGCGCTTCCCGGCCACCTCATGGGCACGCGTACCGGCCAGGAACGCGCCGCCGATCACAAGGATCGCGACCATCCACCCGGCAGGCCCCGTGACGATGCCCGCGGCCAGCAGCCACAGTGAACCAGTCGCCCACGGCGCCACCGCATGCAGCCGCTCCGGGGTGCCCTTGCGGGTGCGGCGGACGATCAGCAGGCCGGACACGATCACCGGGATCACGGTGAGCAGCGCGCGGACCTCGAGGCCCTGGGCGCGGTGCGCGACGGCGCCGGCCACCCACAGGACACCGATCCACAAGAACGGCTTGATGAACGGGCCATGCTGGCGGCCCATCAGCCGCAGCGCGCCCGGCTTACGGGGCTCGGGTTCGGGCTCGGGCCGCGCCGGTTCAGCGGGGACGCCAGAGTCAGAGACGACTGTGCCCTGCACGTAACCGTCCCCGCTCCAGCTGCGCTCGACGCGGCCCATCGGTCAGCCCTTCGCGTGCGAGATCGTCGTGACCGTCTGCGAGAAGCCGGTACCGACGCCGGCCATGACCGCGTTCCAGTTCATTGCGATCATCAGGCCGAACACGGCCAGGCCGACGCTCGCAGCCAGCGCCCTGACGTGGCCGCTGCTCCTACCGCCCCCGCCGCCCTGGCCACCCGGACCACCCGGGCCACCGCCGCCGCCGCCGATGGCCTTGCGGCCCACCCTCAGCGGCTCCCTGTGATGGCCGCGGAGCATGAGGTAGAAGAACGTCCCCGAGGCGAGTGCGCCCGCGACGATACCGAGCAGTTCCGGGCCGGGCGCGAGCGGATGCCCGATCAGGGCCAGAAGCGACGGCACCCCCGCGATGATGCACAGCGCGGCGAGAGCACCAAGGATCGCGACCGCGCGTGGTGCTTTCCGGTGCAACAGCATGACAACCGCCGGCGTGGCGAACACGACAGCGAGAATGAGCGGAGCCCAGTTCACGGGATTTCCTTTCAGATGCAGAGGGCGACAGCAACACCGAGACCGGCGCCGCCGATAAATGCCATCAGCCGGGCAAGCCTGATCGCTTTGCCGCCCAGCGCAAATGCGCAGGCGAGGAATCCGGCAGAGAGCCCAAGCAGAGGAAGCATGGTCACTCCTTTCAGATATGCGGGACGACGAAAACGGCCAGGACAATCAGCAGAACGGCGAGGCCAGTAAAGCGGAGCATCCTGTCCAGGGCCGCCTTGAGAATGAGGAGCGGGACCTGGAGAATCCCCGCGATCGAGTAAAGAACGATCCCGGTGACCGCGATGAAAGCGGCCGGCTTCCCGTCCAGTTCCGGTGGCACCCACGCCCGGGACTTCACGTAGGCGACATGCTCAGCCATTGAGCTGGGCTTCCCGTGATAGAGGGTGTGGCCGAGGCGGCCGGGGTTCAGCCACAACTGCCCGGCACCATTCGCGGCGAGGCCGGCCCAGTGGGCGACAGCGAGACGGGTGCGCTCGGCCGGCGTCATCGGGACCGAGGCCGGTACCGGCTGCACCTCAGTACCGTCCCCAGTACTGGCCTCTACCGGGGCCGGTACCGTCGCGGGACTGGCCTCCGGTACCGCATCGCCAGTACCGGCGCCACCGCGCAGCACGAACAGCGCGCGGGGTGGTACCGGGGTGGCGTGGTCGTGGGCCATGGCCGTCTTCGTCTCCAGTCGTCTCAGGGATGCCGGGCTTCGGGGGTGCGGGGAGCCCAGTGCCGGGGCGCCCAGCCGCCGCCGGGCAGTTTCGGGGGGGCACCGCGGAAGGCCACGCCTGGACGGTCGCGGTACATTCCCGCCGTAGTCGGGGTCAGCAGGTGGATGATCTGCCACCGGAACCCGTCAGCGTCCTGCGGCCTGGTCTTGGCGCAGCGCGCCAGTTCGGCGCGCACCCACTCGAACATGCGCCGCAAGGCGATCTCCGGGGTCTCAGCACCGTTCACGATGTCCACCCGGTAGGCGTGACGCCTCGGCAGGGACCGCTCAACAACGTCAGTCATGACGGCACCACCGGGCAGAAGTAGTAAAATCACGCGCGCACGCTACGCGTGTGGGTGTCACGCGAGGCCGAACCATACCGAAAGGGGCCGCTCCAGCCGGGGGAGGGGTCGGGGGCGTACGCCGGGACATCAGTCCACCTCTTCTGTGACTGTGATCTCGGCATGCTGGTAGAGGTCGACATAGAAGTAGCGGATGTCCGTGATGCGCAGCGGCCGGCCATCCTCGGTGACCACCGTGAGCTCGTCGCTGAAGTTGCCGTGAATATCGCGCAGAAAGATGGGAAGGTCCATGACCGTGGGAAGGTCGTCTGACTCCCGGGCTGGGTTGGTCTCTGGCATCTCAAACCACTTCCTCTGAAGTCTCGGTGTGTCCCTCGTTCTCAAGCGCTTGCAGGACGTCGAGTGCCTTGCTGCTGCCGATCGTCAACCGCAGCCGCAGTTTGTCCTTCGACACCCGCTCCCCCGCCTTGGCAAGTTCGTCACGGTAGGCGCGGGCCTCCTTAAGCAGGTCGCCAAACGTGCGCTCAGTACTGCCGGCGGGTACCGCAGCACCGCTCCCCCGGTCCTGCTTCCGGGTACTGCGGCGAGGGGTCTTCGGCTTCGCGGTACTGGCCAACTTCTGTGCCAGTGCTTCCGCCTTGACCACCGCCTCGGCAGTCTCGGCGCGAGCGGCGTTCAGGCTGTCTTGCATAGTCCTGGCCGCTTCCCGCGCCTCACTCAGCTCGACCCGTACCGCGGCGAGTTCCGTTTGCTCGGCCACTCCTCCTTCCGCCTCCGCCGCCTCGGCCCGATCGATTTGGCGCTTGTGAATAAGAACGGCGATAAGCGCGAGGACAATTACCGGCAGGGCGCTGACGAATACCACCACGGCAGCCGGTGGCATTTTGTGTACGTAAAGGTGCGCGAATCCCTGTCCGGCGAGGCTGAGCACAAACACGACCGCTGCGGACCACTTAGCGAACTTGCGGGACCGGGGGCCTGGCGCGGCGGCGAGCCATGCGTAAAGGGCGTATCCCCAGTAGGCCTCCACGATTACCGTGAGCGTCCATCCCGTACCATGCGCGAAACCGGACTTGTCGCCGAGTCCTGTCCAGCCTCCCCACACGTCGTAGAAGGCGACGACGGCGATGACGGCTGGTACCCACAGGTGGTCGCGGCCTGTTTTGGCGGCGTGCCGTTCAGTGGTGCGGTGAGAAGTCATGCCGGGCATCGTGGTCCTTTATCAAGATCGACGGTGTTATTTCGTGTCACGCGGCGAGTTGTGCCGGCTCGTTGCTCTCGGTGAGGGCGAGCGGGGCGGTCGCCTGCGGGTCACGGCCGGGGGCTACACGCCGGGCCGGTGCGGGATGCCGGGGCGCCCACACACCGAAGATCACCCAGCAGGCCACGAGCACGGCCAGGACGAACACGACACCCGCCCCGGGGCCCGCCAGCGCACCGATCCCATCAGCGATAGCGGACACGGCGAACAGCACGGCCACGACGATGCCGGCCGCTTTGAGGGCGGCGCGGGGCCCGTGGTTGGATGCGGACACGGATTTGCTCCTTACTCGGTGATAGCTGGGATGAGATGGGAAGTCTCAACCTCAACGAGGCCCTCGCAGGGGATCGTGAGGCAATCGACTAGGGTCCTGACGCCGGACGTGGTGACCACCTCGTACTCGCACGGCTCACCTCCGTGGGAGATCAGCGCGCCGGTCAGATCGTCCGGGACGGTCACGAACCATGCGGAGATCACATGAACCCGGTCACCGGGCTTAAAGTCGGACACGGTTACTCCTTCAGGGGATGTGATCAGCGGGGGCCCGGCGATGGTTTCGGCGCCTTGCCGGGTTCTCCGCGTCAGCCAGTGGCGGGCTTGCGCTTAGTGGAAACCATCCAGGCGAGCACCGCGAGCACCACGAGGACGACGATGATGCCTGTCGCGCCGCCAGCGGATGAGTGAACGGCTCCGCCGACGACGTGGCCGGCGTGCTGCGCGCCCTTGTTCGGGGTGTTCCAGGTGCACGCCCAGTTGTGGAGCCACTCGGACGGGTTATTACCTGCGGTCTGCGTGCACGGGGTGGCCGCGGCCTGTGCTTCTTGCATTGCTGGTTTCTCCTGCGGGTGATACGGACCCGGTACCGGTCGGCCCCGGGGGTCTAGGTGGTTACTTCGAGGCCTTCTTGGCGATCTTCAGCACAGCCCAGATCAGGAAGATCAGCACGAGGGTGTAAATCACCGTGGTCCGCGCCGGCTGCGGGTCATTGGCTGCCACAGCGGTGATCGTGTGCACGATCACGGAGAACTGAGCCTCCAGCCAGTGCACGTAAGGGTCCAGGGAACTGAGATTCACGACGTCACCGGCCAGTAGGCGTTGAACGCCGCCGTGACCTGCCCGAGCGTGAACGCCAGCGCCAGCGCGGCGCTCGTCCCATCCGGGTAGGCGTCCGCCGCGAACGTGTAAGCGTCCAGGAGAAACGCCTCAGCCGCTGGACGGTCACCTTCGCTGATCGCCTCCGTTGCGTGCCGGGAGCAGACCAGGGCAAGATCGCGGGCGTCGTCGCCGGTGATGTCCAGCAGCACGGCGCCGCTCGGCAGGGAGATAGCCGGCAGGGTCATGGTCACGTCGCTCATGGGACCGCCACCAGTTCCGGCACCAGGCCGGCGAGCGGGGACAGTGCCGGGATGCCCCGCGCGTCCGCCACGAGTTCGGCCGGGGTGATGCCCACATCCAGGAAGACGGCCAGGGCTTTGTGGTCCTCGGTGATCTCCGTGCCGGGAGGAAACATTGCGGCGGCATCCCGGCCGAGGTCCCGGAGATACTCCTCCATCGTGCGGCGCGTCATGTGACGGGCCCGGGCATATTCGCGTGCTAGCGTGTTCGCCATTGGTCGGCCTTCCGTGCGGGTGGGCAGGACTTACGGCGGCTCGGGTGTACAGACCCGGGCCGCTTTCGTATGCGCAGAGACTCATGCCGCCACCTCAGACGCGCGACTGCCGGTCCATGCGGCGGCGAACTTGTCAACATCCACGCGACCGCCCGCACAGATCGCTGCCTGCAAGGCATCCACGAACGGCTTGTAGAGGTCGATCTTGCGGCCAACCTTGCGGCCCGGGAACTGGCCCGCATGGAAGCGCCGGTAGACCATGACCCGGCTGATCTTCAGCAACTGTGCTGTCTCTTTGACGGAGATCAGCGGCAGTTCCCGGAGGCTCCCCTGTTCGCCAGTGCTCTGCATGTTCCGAAGTTAACAGAGCCTATGGAATCTTGTCTAGTGCACCTGTCGCTGGCTTTCGCGTTCAGAGCCTCTACACTTGCTGACATGCGCGGTTACGTGAAGGGCACGGACGTAGCGAAGGAGATCGCCGCCATGCGGGCGGCATTCGTCCATGCCGTCGCCGCGATCAAGGCGTCACCTGATGCTGAGCAGGCGTTCCGGGACGCCAGCGCCCTAGGCGACCTGGCCAAGCAGCTGGAGAGCGAGACCGCGGACTTCCGCGCCTACCTCGCGGCCAAGATGGCTGACTCCAGCGGCATGACCATGGGTCAGCTCGCCAAGCTGCTCGGGATGTCCCGGAGCCGTGCAGCACAGCTCGTCGTAGCCGGACGATCCAAGGAGGACCCAGTGACAGACCCCGGCACCGAACCAGAACCCGCCTCCATTGCTCTCGCGATCATCGCGGCCGACGGCCACGTCCTCGTCGGCCGCCGCCATGACCGCATCCCGCCCTGGACATTCCCGGCAACGGAGATCCAGTCGGGCGAGTCCCCGTCAGCTGCAGCGGCTAGAGCCGTTCAGAAGGAGACCGGGCTTACCGCTACCGTCGATCACGTCATCGGCCGCCGCATCCACCCGAAGACCGGTCGCCTGATGATCTACATGGAGGCCACGGTCGACGGCACCGACACCTCGGTCAGCGATGCCGATATCGCTGAAGTAAGGTGGATCGACCTAGCCGAATCTGACCAGCTCATGCCGGACATGTTCCCGACTGTGCGGCAGCACCTCGGCCGGGTGCTCGGGTCGTCCTGACGGTGGGATAGGCGGCCTTTAACGAGGGGCGCGGCCAGAGCTTCGGGCTCATAGCTGCGCCCCTCGCTCTTGCCTCACTGCTGCCCTTCGGGGACACTCACCTCGTGACCGCAGTGAGCCCGGAGCTCGATGCCAAGCTTGCGCGCATCGAGCTCAATGGCCTGAAGTCGGCTGCCGGCGAATTGCAGCTCGATGACGACCCGGAAACGATGCTGCGCACCCTCGCCTACATCCAAGGTCGCATGGCAGCGCTCCGGGGCCACGCGAAACGCCGGATCGCCCGCTCACAGCCTGACGATGAACTCCGCGAGCCCGCGGATGAACCCGACGATGCCCTCCGCCACGCCACCGCACACCACCATCGCCGCACTGAGACTGGACACAGCCAGAAGCGCCCACAAGGCGAACAAGGTGGCACCGATCGCTGCGAGCCTGGCCCCGGGGTTGGCCCGGTACCAGACGATCCGGGCAATGAAAATTAAGCCCAGGGGCACGAGGATCGCAGCGGCCATGCGCTCATCGTCGCCGAGCGATGGCGGGGACACAAGGCATCATTGGGGTCATGGCTATTGAACCCGTCCCTGACCGCCGCCTGTCCCTGCCCTGGCGGGTGGGCCGCCGTGTGCCCCGTCACATGTACGCGCAGCTCGGCACGGGCGCCGACGACGAGGACGTGTATATCGGCACCCTGGAAACCCCGGAGTTGGCCGCTGAGGCGTGCGCGGGGCACAACGCCCTGCTGGAGGGGCGGCAGGCGTGAGCCGGGCACACGAACTGTTCGATCAGCTCCATGATGAGCTTGCGGACCTGCGGCTGCGGATCGCCATCGCGCGGGACGCGCAGCTCACGCCGGCCGAACTTGCCGCGATGCTTGAGGTGTATGGGGAGTTCGGGCGATAGCAGGGCGTTAAGGATCATGGCTGGGTTGCTTGACTGGTGGACGTCCACCCCATACGGTGAGAAAAACAGCACCACCAGTAAGGAGCACCCGATGCCCGAGACCAAAGCGCCCGCCAAAAAGTGGCGCGTCTACGGCGCCCGCGGCATGAGCACCGACCACCGCTCGCAGCGCGCCGCCTACGAGGCCGTGAACACCATCACCCGCCTCGGCAGCCGGGCAACCGTCTACCACTGGGAGAACGGTGGCTGGAAGTTGTACGAGCGCATCGACGCCCTCAGCGAGTCCAGCTGATGCCCACTGATCGCAGCACCGACCGGCACCGGCTGAAAAGCCTCGGACGCCTGGATGACCCCGACGACGACGCCTGGGTCCGTGATCGTGCCAAGAAGACCGGGCAGTCGATCCGCAAGGTCATCATCGCAGCCGTCAAGCACTACCGGACCATGATCGAGAACGAGGGGACCAAGTGAGCACCATCGACAAGACACTCTTTGTCGTCGCCGATCTCGTCCCCGGCGAGAGCATCGGGGCCACCATCACCTACGGCAGCGGCTCGAACTGTTCCGGCACCGGTCACAACGAGGTGCTGCAGCACATCCGGTACCCGGATGGCACCGAGGCCACCTTTGTGATCATGCGCGGCATGTCCCGCGCTAAAGCGCAGGCCATCGCCATGATTCTCAACGCACCGGAGGACTGACCCCGTGAGCTACGCCCGATATCACAGCATCAGCCTGCAACTCGACCCCATGGGCCCGGACGGCACGTACAAGCTTCAGTTCAGCACCATGCCCGGCATGTCCACGTCGATCACGGACCTGCGCATGGGTGACCTTGACGCGCTGGCTCGCATCCTCAACGGCCGCAACGAGGCTGCGAGCGGCGAAACGATCACCGAGGAGCAGAAGTGAAGCCCGAAACGACCAGCCTCCGCGATGCCCTCGCGGCGGCCGAGGCGGAACTGGATGTCATCGCACCGCAAGTCAAGGAGGCGTACAGGAAGTACCAGGAGCTGAATGACCAGCAGACCGCGAAGGGTTACGAGGTGCGGGAACTGCGGCGGCAGATCCGCGAGGAGCAGACCCCATGAGCGAGGCCACCGAGACCAAGCCCGTCATCATGCGGATCACCGCCGTCTACGAGTACGAGTTGGTCCCTGACCTGACCGAACGGCAGGCCGCCTACGGTGCGACCGACCCGGCCGAGTGCGCCAAGGTCGACGCCGGAACCGATGACCCGGACTTCCTGATCGCGGGCGCTGACCTCAAGTCGTTCACGATCAAGCCCGTCACCGAGAAGGAACTGGTCCCCGCCAACGACGACACACTGACTGTTGGATGCCCGTACTGTCACGCCCGGCCCGGCCAGTGGTGCAAGGACTTTGCTGGCGGCTCCGCGCACAAGCTGCACGCCAAACGAATCAAGGCCGCAATGGAGGCCCCCGGGCCCGTCACTGTGAAGGAGGCGTGACCCCGTGAGCGAGGCCGTCGCGGCGAGCGAGTGCAGCCGTCAGGGATGCGCCCACTGGGAGAGTAAGAACCCGGCGTTCTGGGGTCACTGCTCGAACACCTCATGCCCGAACTACATGGAGGCGTGCCCGCTCCACCAGACCCCGGTTGCCCCGAAGGCTTGACACCCTGCTGTCACCGGGTAGCGTCACGTATGCACCCGGCGACCCGCGTCGTCAGCAAACCCCCCCTTGCTGACGGCGCGGGTTTCCTTTTGTGCCGGCCTGTCCCTGGGATCGCCGTTCATGCACTTGCGCGCGATGCACTGGACAGCGACGCAAGTGCGGACGTACCGTACGTGAATCGGTCATTGTGTATCGCATGATCACAGAGGGTGGGAACCATGGCGCGGGACAGCACGGGACGGCAACTCGCAAGACTCGAAGCGGGTTTCCCCGCATTCAGCTTCCGGCTCATCCGGGGCTGGGGCAAAGAACGCTTCGAGGCTGTCCGCAAAAGCGGGCCCGGCGACAGTGGCCTGTACACGGTGATCAGCACCGACCCTGCTGAAGTGGCCGACGAGCTGCGGCGCGCTGCCTTACCGTAAGGCAGGCTCCCTGACCGTGCGCCAAAGACGGCCAGGGTCCGGAGCGGGCGGGCGGGAAGTCCGGCACCCGGCCAGGCGCGTGGGCTCCCGTCCGCCCCCCATGGACCAGCGTTTACCCGAGGTTTGGAAGCGCAACCCTCAGCGGGTACCCGTACACGGAAGCTGACAGTGGGGCGGGGCGCCTGCGGGCCGCGCCCGCCGCGATGGGGCGGTGCACTGGCGGCCCAGCGGAGATGAACGGCCGGAACACCGACAGGCTCACCACCACTGCGAACAGGACCACGTTCACGCCGTGCAGGTGGCCGCGCCGGTGCCGCGGGGTGGTCTTCTGCCGTGGTGCGGGGGACAAGCCGAGCCGCCGGAGGGTGGATTCCTCAACCGCGTCCGCCACGATCGGCAAGGCGGATCGTTCCTGCTCGAGCTGCCGCTCCAGATCCTTGCATCGTTTGCCGGCGTGGGACAGGTGACCGGCCAGGTAGCCGAGAACTTCCCAGAGTTTGCTGTTGCTGGCCTCAAGTTGCGCATTCATCGTTCTCAGCTCATCGGTGCGAGACGAAACCACCGGCCCCCCCATCTGTGCGCCCCTGGTTCAAGGGGGCGTGTGCGTCGGCCAGGCGCATGTGTCATTTCGTATCCAGTTTAATTACAGATGGCTACAAAAAGTGGAGAAAGCTACGGTTGCTGACGGGTCCGTAACGTTCCGGATGGGGCAAGCCCAGCCTAGCCGGGGCAGAAGAGGCTAGCTGGACCTGTTGGGAAACCTGCCGCCATCGGCCTCAGCCTGGTCCTGGGCACGCTTGGCCCGCAGGAACGCAATGATCGCGACCCGCCGGGACTCAGGCAGCTGCAAATCCCAGATCTTCGCCTCGTACTCGTCGGCGAAGACTTCCCACCCGGTGACGTCTTGTCTCTGCATCCGCAGCCGGGCACGGCGGATGTCCACCTCGACAGCCGGGGTGAGGCTCGCGACGAGGCCACTGATCGCGCTCGCGACAGCGGGGGAGACAGGCTCGGGCGGCTCGATTCCGGTAGCCGGTTCAGGTTCGGCGCTGCGGGTGCCGGAGTGGTGGCCCGCTGCTTCCGCGGGTTCGCGGCCCGCCAGGATTGCGTGAGGCGATTCAGCGGTCCAGTGGAGCGCGTCCGCTAGCTGTCGCAGTGATTTCGCCCGGAAAGGCCCCTTGCCACCCTCGATGAGACGGAGAGTAGCCGTCGAGGGACCTCCGCGTGTCGCGATTTCCTCTTGCGTGAGACCTAGCTCGGTGCGGCGTTCGCGCACGTAGTGACCGAGCCTCGGCCAGTCGGGGGGACTCATCTGCGCAAGTATTCCTGACACGGGTAGACACGTCCATCGCTTACTCGGAGTGTTACAAAACGAGATCCCCTCCGCGCGCATACTAAACCGCCGCCGTCATACCGCCAAGAGCCGAGCCCGGAAGTAATCTGGCGGTAAGCCGGCGGTTTGCTTGCGATGTGTCGGCCTGTGTCATAGAGTCATCGCTATGACAGCGAAGGCACCGCCGCGAGTCGGCATCCGGGCCGTCCGGGAAGCCTACGGCCTCACCATCCCCGACCTCGTGACACGGATCGAGGAACACGGCGTAACCGTCAAGGACACCGCCACCATCAGGAACGTCGAGACCGGCAACAAGCGGCCCAGCCTGCGGCTGCTCAACGCATGGGCGAAGGCACTCAAGCTCAACCCCACCGACGTGGCCATGCCAGACGAGTGCTGCTGCCACGAACCGCACGCTGACGCCGCATGAGCGAGACCCCTGAGGGCCTCTCACCGCAGAACGAGGCCGAGCTAGAGACCTGGCCTGACATGGACCCCGCCCAGCAGGCACTCATGGGCCGCATCTGGGAGGAACCACCGGATGCCAGCAGCGACGCCGCCTAACCCCCCAACGCAAAGAGCCGCCCGTGCCACCGGACGGCCCTAGCGGGAGAAATACACGAACCCATCTTAACAAGACAAAAGGAGAAATACACACCATGCATGATCTCACCGATCATGAACTAGACCTCGCCGGGCACGGCGCCGGGCAAGCCCGCCTCATCACCGCGTCCACTGCTCTCACGAACTTCCTCATCACCCACGAAGGCATGCCACCGCTGGACTCCCCATCCATCCGGTTCAGCTTCGCAATGCCCGCCGGTGCCACCGATCAGCAGCGCGCTTACCGGCTCGGTGAGGTCGCCGAATGGCTCAGGGAGCAGGTCGTTGACCACAACGGCACGTTCTCGGCTTACCGGGACTTCGGCGGGCTTGCCCTCGGCGCCCACTTCACCCCCCAGGCCGTGAAGAAACAACGCGTCCGGCAACTGCTAGAGGACCTGGGGAGCGGGGGGCTGGCGGCATGAACATCCATGCGGCCCAGTCGGTCGACCTGACGCCGGACAGCATCACGTCCCACGTCTACAGCAACGGTGAGGCCTACCTGCAACTGGGCACGGACCGTGCCATCGGCCAGTCGATCATGATCTGGGCCGGCAAAGACGGCGCTGACCGGGCCAAGGACGCCCGTGCGCTGCGCAAGCTCGCTGAGGTCGCCTCCGAACTCGCGGACGGGCTGGAGTCCCGGGCCGAAGGTGCGGCATGACCGGGCCGGAGTGGGCCGATCGCTTCTGGGCCCTGGTCAACAAGGAGGGCCCCGTCCCCGCGCACCGTCCCGAGCTGGGCCCGTGCTGGATATGGGCCGGATCTATCAACGTCAGGCGGGGAGGCTACGGCCAGTTCAGCCTGAACGGCCGCACACGGAAGGCACACCAGGTCTCCTACGAACTTGGCGTCGGCCCGCTACCGCAGGGCACCGAGCCGGATCACCTGTGCCGCGTCCATGCCTGCGTCAACTACGGGCACCTTGAGGCGGTCACGCGCCGGGAGAACTTCCTGCGCGGCGAGCACCGCACAGCGGTAAGCGTGCGCACCGGCATGTGCATGTCAGGTGAGCACGAGATGACCGAGGCGAACACGATCAGGCGCCGCGGTAAGCGCGAGTGCCGGGCATGCGAGAACGCCGCCCAGCGTCGTCGTCACGCACGTACCAGCGGAAAGGCGGTGTCGTGATGGCATCGGGCCCGGAGCACTACCTCAAGGCCGAGGATCACCTCGCCAGCGCCGACGTGCTGGACGAGGGCGACCTGGAGGCCAGCGCCTGGCATCAGCGGCAGGCCCAGGTGCACGCCACGCTCGCCCTCACCGCCGCGACCGCCATGAACGACGCCGACGGCGGTATGGGCGCCAAGGACTGGGACGCATGGCTTAGTGCCGCGTCGGAGAGCAAGCGCCCCGCCAGTACGGGAGGTGCGGCATGAGCTACGTGTACCTCCGCTCCGAACCCCAGCTGTGGACGGTCGGCTTCTACGCCCCAGACGGCATGTGGATACCGGAAAGCGACCACGGCAGCAGTGAGGACGCCGCAAAGCGCACCGCCTGGCTGAACGGGGACGCCGAGATGCAGCTTGAGGTGCCGGCATGATCTTCTCTCGTACCCGCAAGGCTGGCCGTCACGAGATCGCACCCGCCGAGCCCGGCCCGGTCCCCGAAGACCATCCCAGCCCACTGGGAAACGTCACCTTGTTCGCCACTGACGAAGACCCGCACGTCGGCCCGGCAGCACCCCCGCGCCGTGTCTGGCGCAAGGTGCCCACCGCGCCGTACGTGGAAGTCCACGCCCCGCACACACCCCCGCCGCAGCCTGCGACCGGCCCGGCGGCAATCAGGGATCCGCGTCCCTACACCCCGGAACCGGTCACACCCCCGCGCCGCCGTTACGTCAGCCCGCCCCGCAAAGCGGCACCCAAAGGGCCCGTGACCGTCCCAGCGCGCCTGTACCCCGGTTATGACGGCACCGCCGAGCAGTACGCCCGGCTGATGCGCCTATGCGACACGCTGACCGGCACGACCAGCGACTACGGCGACCCGAAGGCGTGGCCGCGGCACGCACTGACCGCACCCAAGATTTCCGGGGAGGCGGCATGAGCGCCGCGAAGCCGATGGACCCGAACCAGCGCGCCCTGAGCTATTTCAAGAACACCGGCGGCTGGTGGACGCCTCGCCAGGAGCGCAGGCGTAAGCACAAGCTCGGCCATCTCGCGGCGCTCGAACTCCGGGACGGTCACGTCGAGACAGCGGCACCCAAGACTTCCCGGGACGCGGCATGAGCGGCCCCAAGGCAGCCGACACCAAGACTGACGGCTCCCGCACCTACATTTACCCGCCGACCGGTGAGAAGTTCCCCTCCGTCACCACGATCCTCAGCGGCACCGACGGGAAACGCTACCTGATCGACTGGTCCGCCAAACTCGCCGCCGAGCGGGCCGTGGACAACATTGAGCACGTCGCCCGCCTGAAGGTCATCAAGGACCGGCAGGCGGCCGTGGACTACGTGAAGGAAGCCGCGAGAGAGGCCCGCGAGCTCAAGGCCGACGCCGGCAGCTACGTGCATGACGTGGTGGAAGCCCTGATCCTGTGGGGTGCGGGCCGGTCCGGTGCGGAGATCATCCTTCCGGTCCTGCCCGAGCGCCTCGCCGGGGCTGACTATGAGGAGGATCTGCCGGTCGAGGGTGTCACCGACTGGATGATCGAGGGTTTCCTCAACTTCGTCGCCGACTACAAGCCCATCTTCCAGGCGTCGGAGATGACCACGTTCAACCCGGACTTGAAGGTCGCCGGGACACTCGACATCATCGCCACCCTGCCGGGCCTGGCGGTCGGGCGTGCCGGGCGGTTCGTTCCGGGTGCTGGCGTGACCTCGTGTGTCGACGTGAAGACCGGCAAGCACCTGGATGCCACCGTTCCTGAGCAGATTTCCTCCTACCGCCGCATGAAGCAGGCACTCCTGCCGATGGGCCAGATCGTGCCGATGCCGCCGACCGAATGCGGCGCGGTGCTGCACCTGCGGCCAAAGCACGAGTACGAGCGCGGGTACCGGCTCATGCTCATCGCCGGCGAGAAGGACGCGGCGGCGTGGAATCGTTTCCGGCGGGCCGTGGAGATCTTCCGCGGGCGGGCGGAGACGAAGGCGAAGCCGGGGAAGGTCTGCTACCCGCTCCGCGCCGACGGCACCATTCAGCAGCCCCGCCTCGCCGACCTCGACGGTGAAGGCTACGGCCGGGCACTGTCCCCGCTCATCAAGGCCGGGATCGATGACCTGGAACAGCTCGCCGCGATGAACGCCGGCCAGCTGCTCGCGATCAAGTTTGTCGGCGGCAAGACGGTAGAGACCGTCCGCGTGATACTCGCCGACCACGGCCTGCACCTGCTCGGCGAGGGCGTTTCTGTCGGAAAGGCGGCCTGACATGGGCGTGCTCGACTTGCAGCGCCGCAGCCAGCAGATCGGCCGCCTGCGCATGGGCGAGAAGGTCGGCACCGGCAAGTTCGACAAGGACGGGAACGAGAAGATGCGCCCCTCCCGCCGGGACACCTGGCGCCTCACCACCGCTTCCCGTTTTGAGGCCGAGGCCATCGCCGCCCGGTTCGGCGGCGAGGTCCGCCATTGGGAGCGCGAGTTTGAGGTCGCCACCGACGCCACCGAGATCCCTGTCATCGTCCCGCCGCGGGACGAGGTGATCTCCCAGTGGTATGAGATGTGGAACAAGGGCGGGGCGGTCCGCAGATGCGATAGCCAGCGGGACCAGATCAGTAACAGCCCATGCCTGTGCCCGCACGCGAAGAACCCCTCGAACGCTGACGAGGTGGCCGAGGCCGCACTCAAGCGCGCCGAGTTGTCCAAGACGAACCCGCCGCAAGCCTGCAAGTTGGTCACCCGGATCTCTGTCATGATCCCTGACCTGCCCGGCCTCGGTGTGTTCCGCCTCGACACCGGCTCGTACTACGCCGGCGTGGAGATCGGGGACAGTGCCGCGCTGATGCAGTACGCCCGCGACCACAAGGTGATGCTCCCGGCGATGCTGCGGATCGAGCAGCGGAAGCGGGTCGCCGGCGGGATGACAAAGAACTTCCCGGTGCCGGTCCTTGAGGTGATCCCGACGTTCCGGGAGCTGACCTCGGGTGCGCTTGAGCGGGCCGGTGTCGCCGCCCAGCTGCCACCCGCCCCCGGTGAGCAGCGCCGCGCGCTTACGACCGGCGCTCCGGCCGCATCCACGCCGGCTCCCGCCGCCGCACCGCAAGGGTTCGACGCCGAGCTCGCCGCGATCACCGAGATGGACATCGCCACCGCCGGGCAGCGGATCGTCGGCCTCATGAGCGACCTGACCATCACGCCCGCCCAGATGAACGCGATCAAGAAGCGGGCGCTGGACCTTGGTGTCTGGGATGACCAGGTGTGCACCGGCGACGGCGACCACGAGGTGTGGGAGGAAGTGCACTCGGCCTGGCAGGCCCGCTGGGACGCGCTCTCCCGCGCCGCCAAGGCGCGCCGTCAGCCGGCAGCCGTGCCCCCGCAGGACGCACTGCCGGTTGAGGACCCGCCCGCCGATGACTGGCCACCCGTCACACCACCCGGTGGTGGGCAGTGACCGGCTGGTTTCCCGGCCCGATGGCCGGTTTCGACTTGGAGACGACCTCACCGGACCCGGAAACGGCGCGGATCGTCACCGCCGCGCTCGTCGTCTGGAACGGTGCCGGGATCACCAAGCAGATGACGTGGCTCGCCAACCCCGGCATCGAAATCCCGGCCGAAGCGGCAGCCATCCACGGGATCACCACCGAAGACGCTATTGAGAGGGGGGCCGACCGGGCGAAGGTCGCCTACGAGGTGAGCGCCGAGCTTGTCTCCGTCCTGCTGCAGGGTGCTCCACTGGTGATCTATAACGCCCCCTACGACCTGACTGTGCTTGACCGGGAGACACGCCGGTATGGCGTGGAACCGTTCGGCGGAGTGTTCGAAGGCTGCACCGGGCGTGTCATTGACCCGTTTGTGCTGGACAAGTACCTGGACCCCTACCGCAGGGGCAAGCGAACCCTGACGGCTGCCTGCGAGCACTACGGCGTCAAACTCGACGGCGCGCACGATGCGGCGGCCGACGCCATCGCCGCGATGCGGTGCGCGTGGAAGATCGGCGCGGCCAGCACCACCCTCGCCGCGCTCTCCACGACAGCACTCCACGACCTGCAGGTGAAAGCCAAGGCTGATCAGGCTGCCAGCTTCCAGGACTACCTGTGCAAGCAGGGCAAAACCGAGGTCATCGACGGGTCCTGGCCCATCAAAACATGGACGGCGGCGACAGCATGACCGCCCTTGAAGCTGTCTCCATCGACCGGATACTCGCCCCCGGCCAGCATTCAGGCAGGCAAGTCGAAGACCTCGGGCCCCGCGAGATCGCCCGCGTCATGGTCGCCATCCAGGGGATGCGCCGCGACAAGATCGAGGACCTCAAAAGCCTTGTGATCAGCGCCGCGGATGCGGTGAAAAACGCGACCGAGATCCGGGCCATGGAGTTTCTGCGCTGCGAAGGCCCGCAGCAGCAACGGGACCAGGCATCCCGCCTCGCCGCCGCTCAGGCCGTATTCCAGGCCGAAGCACTCAAGGCCGAGATGGAAGCGTGCCGGGAGTACCTGAAGCTCCTCAAGGACGACTGGGACACCTGCCGCTCAATTAACAGCAACATGCGCGCGGAAAAAAACGCGATTGAAGGGTACGGCACATGAACCGTTCATCATTGCCGCCGCGCACAACGGAACTGGCCCGCGTCATCGAGTTGCGTCCCGGCCAGCCCCTGCAGCGCCGCCGGGGTGGGGCAGCCGAACCGTCGCAGGCCCCGGCGCGGACACCGATCAGGAAGGTCAGCGCCAAGCGGGCCCGGCAGAACCGGGAACGCGCCGCGATGGCCGACCAGCGCTGGCCGGACCGCCGTGAAGGCACCGCCATGTGCGCCGTACCCGGCTGCGGGCCAGCGGATGACCTGCATGAGGTGCTGACCCGGGCTCGGGGCGGGTCAATCACCGACCCGGAGAACACCGTGCCGTTGTGCAGGCAGCACAACCATGACCTCGCGCAGAAGCCCGAAAGCGAACTCGGCTGGGCATACAAGGCCGGACTGCTGAAGCACTCATGGGGCGGGGGCGACGACGCCGCATGACCGTCAACAACGTCCTCACCGGTCTCCTCGTGGCCGCCATCGCCGGGGTGGGCGGCTGGTTCCTTGTGGCATGGCACCGCACCCGCAAGCAGCACTGCTGGGTGTGCGGCCAGATGGACAGGGCCGAAGACGACCCGCAGCTGGCCGCTGAACTCACCTACCAGTTCTACCTCTGGGAAATCATGCCCGCCGCCGAGCCGCACAGGGAGCGGTCATGATCAAGGTCTTTTTGGTGTGCCTGGGAATCACCGTGGTCCTCCTCGTCGCGGCCATCATCCTCAACTGGCGGCATGACCGGGAAGTGATCCGGCTGACCGAGATGGAAGCGGCCGGGCAGCGCGCACGGGAAGCCGGGCATGAGAACGAGGGAGAACATCCGTGAACACCGCTGACTGGGCTTTGCTGGGTCTCGCCGCGTTCGCTGTGGCCGCGGTCACCGTGAACCTCAGGGACCATTGCACGAATGTCCGGCTGGCCTTCCATGACCCGGACGATCACACGAGGCCAGCGTTCGCCAGGGCTGTCGCCGCCCGGATCCGGGAACAGGAAGCCGCCGGGGCGGAAGAAACCCCCGCACCGCCGCCGATCATCACCGAACCCGTCATCTACTGGCGGGGCCATGAACTGATCATCACCCAGGGCATCCCCCCGCAGTCGTACGCCGGGCTGATGGTCAACGAGGACCCAGACGACCCGGGCATCTGGAACATCACCCACCGCCCATCCGGGCAGCCCATCGGCACCGGCTACACCTGCGCGGAAGACGCCGCCCACGACCTGGAACTGGTCGCGGACCTCTGTGACTGGACGATGCCCGGCGCCCGGCTCCTGCAGGTGTGGCCGGACCTATGGCAGCAATGGGCAGCTATTACCGGGGGCATAGCCGCATGACCGCCCGCACCTCACCAGACCGCCCGGCCGGGGGAGCCCCCGTTGCCCCGGCCGTGGCCGCCACGTCACCAGCCATTCCAGGTTGGCACGGTGACGTGGCACCGCCCGGCCTGCCTGTCTCTGGCCCCCCCAAGGCAGGCAGGCCGGGCACCTCATCTCCCGCACCCGTAACGGAAACCTCCACCGTTACGGGTGCGGGACAGGTCCCAGTGGCAGGGGAAAACGCGGCAGCGGTGGACGGGAAGGTCACGCTGCCGCGTCCTGCCAGTGGGAAGCCACCACGCGCCAGCGACGGCACCCCCGTATCCGTACGGCTGCCTGCTGAACTACTGGCGGCGCTCCGCGAACACGCCGATAAGAACTCCGTGACCGTCAGCGACGCACTGCGAGACGGTGCCCTGATGCTCCTCGGCTTCTGCCCGACCTGCGGCCATAAAACACCAGGGCCTGCCGCCGCAAGCGAACCGGGCCCCGGAAAGGACCGTTAGTGAAAGTCATCTGCACCCAGCCGCACGACGCTGAGCGGGACAAGCTCGCCGCAGAGATAGCGGAGCTGCGCGTTGTGATCGAGGCGCTCCGCACCGAACGGGACGAGACCGGCCGCGTCAAGAAACTCCGCGGAGACGTGGAGAAGCTTGAGCTGGAGAAAGCCCGGCTGACCGAGGACAGCAACCGGAAGATCCGGGAAACCGAGCACAAGACCGGCTTGCTCAAGACCAAGCAGGAACACGACGTGGAGCACGCCCGGCGCATGGCCGTCCTGGAGGTCCGCGAGGAGAACCTGGTGGCCGACCGGGGACGCTTCGAGGCCGAGATGAAGTTCCAGCGTGACCACTTCGACCAGCGCGCGGATAGGCAGGACGAGATCCTCAAGGCCATCCTGGAGCGCCTTCCCGTGATCGACGTTGCACTGACCGGCGGTGCGACACCCCGGCCGGCATCCAGGAAGGATGCGGCCTGATGACCGTGCCTTACATCACCTCCAGCAGCAGTGCGTACAGCTACATACTGACCCCCACTGTTTCCTCCAGTTCAGCCGTGTCCGCTCCACGCCCGCAGACGGCGATGGAATGGCTGGACGCTGAGATTGAGGCGACCTGCAAGCTGGCGAGGCAGGCGTCGTGACCGGCACGGCGGGCAGCCCGGCGGCAGGCGTGCGGGAAGCGCGTCCTGCCAGTGGAAGAACCCGCACGTTCACGATCAAACTCCCCGCCGGGATACAGATCCTCTCCCTGAACGACCGCGCCCACTGGGCGGCACGCAACCGCCACGGGCAGGTCATCAGGGACGCCGCGATCATCATGACCCGCAAAGCGAAAGTGCCGCACCTCGAACGAGTGACCATCACCGCGGAGTACCGGCCACCGGACCGGCGGTACCGCGACGCGGACAATATTTCCGCAGGGGTCAAGTACGCAATCGATGGGATAGTCGCGGCGGGTGTGCTTAAAGGTGACGACAAGCGGTACGTCGCCCGTGTCAGCTGCGAAATAGGCGAACCGGTTCCGCGCGGGCAGCTGGTGCTTCGCGTCACCGAGGTCACCGATGAGACCACGGCAGGTGTTGCGTGAAGAGGCGCATCGGCTCGCTGTGCTCTGGTTACGAGGGCGAGTCAAGTGCCGGGGCGATGCTCCTGAATCCATCGCTCAACGTCCTCGGTGCGCCAGACCTTGCCCATGCCGAGCACGGCGTCCGGCTTCGGAAAGTCCCTTCGCGACACGAGTTGCTGCACCCGCTGGCGGCTGACACCCAAGCGTGCTGCAATCTCGGCCGCGCCCATCAGGTGATGCATGACGGCAACCATAGTCACAACGCTACTTGTCGCTTGACTAGGCGGCAAGCCTGCTGGAAGACTAGTCACATGCCTAGCCCCGTCCGGGAAGCCGAATGCGTGATCTGCGAGACGCCATTTAAGACGCGCTCGCTCACCGCTCAGACCTGCAGCTACTCCTGTCGCGCTTACCTCCGCGAGCGCAGGACGCCATCACCTGGAGCACCGCAGGTTGAAGATCCACCGGAACTAGTCGACCGTGTGCGCGTGCTCTACGAAGCCGGGCACACGATGCGCGAAGTAGCGGAAGCCTGCGGCACCACCATCAAAGTGCTTCAGCGACTCATGCCGCGCCACGGTATCGAGCGGCGCGGCCTTGGCAAGCGTGAGCAGCGCGGCGCGAACAACGACTGCTGGCTAGGGGACGACGCCGGATATAGCGCGATGCACCTTCGCGTGATTACGGCTCGCGGGCGACCGCAGCACTGCGCGTGCTGCGACACCACCGACCCTCGCATTCAGTACCACTGGGCCAACCTGACGGGCCACTACGAGGACATCAACGACTACGCGCGGCTGTGCCCTCGCTGCCATCGCCGCCTTGACGCACGTCGCCGTGCCCAGCTTGGGCGCGGGACGATGCAGCGGATTGGGGGTGGTGGAGATGTCTGAGCTTCGCATTGGTTCCCTTTGCTCAGGCTACTTACGAGGGCCTAGGAATGGCCGTGCAATCGGTGCTCGGTGGCGAGCTCGCCTGGGTCGCGGACAACGACCCGGGTGCGGCGCTGATCCTCACCCACCACTACCCGGACGTACCCAACCTGGGTGATATCACGGCGGTCGACTGGGCTGCCGTGGACCCCGTGGACATCCTCACGGGGGGCTTCCCTTGCCAGGATGTGTCGGCGGCCGGGGCGCGCGCCGGGCTCCATGCGGGCACCCGCAGCGGCGTCTGGGCCCACTGTGCCCGCGCCATCGGCGCACTGCGGCCCCGCCTTGTCGTGATCGAGAACGTCCGCGGGCTCCTGACCGCCCGCGGTGACGAGCCGACACCGGAACACCTCGCCGACGAGGCCGCCCGCGACATTGCCTTCCGGCTGCTGGAGTGGCAATCACGCACCCTGACCGTCGCGATAGCGAAAGGAGACACCCGCCGTGTCATCGCAATACAGGCCCGGGCCCATCGCCTCATGGGATACCGGAAGCGGATCGTGGCTCGATGCCAATGGCATGAACGGCGACTTGTTCGGGCAATCGGAACCGTTCTCGGGGACCTGGCCGGTCTCGGGTATGACACGCAATGGTGTTGCGTACCCGCAGCCGACGCGGGCGCACCCCACCGCCGGGAGCGGGTCTTCATCCTTGCTACCAACACCCGCGGCGGGGAACTTCAACGACGGAGAAACGCTCGAGTCCTGGGAAGCGCGCAGGCAGGCGAACCTGGCGAAGGGGATCAACGGGAACGGGCAAGGGACACCGCTGGCGATAGCAGCCCAGCAGTTGCTGCCGACCCCGGAGGCGAGCGACGCGACGGGCGGCCGGGTATCAGCGGACCTGGGGGGCCGGCGACCCTCGGGGAGCAAGCGGTCGGTGACGGTGGCCACAGCAGTCACGCATCTGCTGAAGACCCCGACCGCGCAACTGGCGACCAACGGTGGTTCACAGGACCCGGAGAAACGGAAGGCGGGCGGCCACGGGCCGACACTGGCCGACCAGGTGGAACACCAACTCCTGCCGACACCACGGGCGACGGACGGGACGAAGGGCGGCCCGAACCAGCGCGGCTCATCCGGGGATCTGATGCTGCCGTCAGCGGTGATGGATCTCCTGCCGACACCTGCAGCGAGGGACTGGTGGTCCGGGCAGTCGAACATCATGGACCGGAACGCCCGGCCACTGAACGAGGTGGTGGAGATGCTCCTGCCGACCCCGACGGCCAGTACGCAGGATCGGACGCCCGAGGAGGCGGCGGAACGGCACCGGCCGGGGCGGGCGATGGGCAGGAACGGCGGGGCGAGCCCGGACCTAGCGTCCGTGGCGGCACTCCTGCCGACACCGACAGCGCGGCTGGGGGACGGCACGAGCCGCGGCGCGGACCCGGCCCGCTACAAGGGACCGCAGTCGCTGAACGGGCGCCGGAGCAACCTCGACGACTGCATAGCGGCAGTGGAGACCAAGGCACCATGGCTCCTGCCGACACCGACGGTCGCGGACTCACGGAACACGAGGAACGCGACAGCAGGACGGACGCCCGGCTCAACGGGTCATCACTCGGGGACGACACTTTCGGACGTGTTCTGGAGTGGGGGAACTACGCCCCCGCCATCCGCCGTTGGGAAGCCGTCCTCGGAAGGTCAGCCCCACCGCCAACTGAGCCTGGACGAACAGGACAGCGCCTGAGTCCGGCTTTCGTGGAGTGGCTCATGGGTCTACCCGAAGGCTGGGTGACCGGTGTCCCCGGCCTGTCCCGCAACGCCCAGCTGAAGGCATTGGGGAATGGAGTCGTCCCGGCCCAGGCGGCGATGGCCCTGCATCTCCTGCTGGCCCGCACAGAAGCACAGGAGGCCGCATGACATTGCGATCAAATAGCGTCCCGGCCGCGTTCGGCCAGCGGATCAAACGGGAACGGGAACGCCGCGGCTGGAGCCTCCGGGAACTAAGCGGCAAAAGCAACGTCGCCACATCCACCGTCATACGCATCGAGAAAGGCCGCGATACGGCACTGAGCAGTGCCCTCACAGTCACCGCCGCGCTCGGGCTGTCCCTGGCTGACGCATGCGCCGAACCGGAATGCATCCAATGTGACGGGAAACCCCCGGCCGGGTTCATCTGCTCGGCGTGCGGACGGGAGAAGGCCGCGTGAGCGCCCGGGAATGGCCGCGGTCCATCCTGCCCGGCAGCCGTGACAGCCGCTTCAACACCCTCATGGACGCCATCTGCGGCGTGTACCGCGAACTCGCCGGCGAAGACACCATCCACAGCATGACGGTCACGGTAATCAGCGATGACGGGTGCGCCGAAATGATCTATTGGGGTGCTCGCGGGGCCCGGCGGCTCACTGTCACTGACGAGTGCGCGGAAACGCCGGAAGACACCGAACTGGAGTGCGAACGCAGCGAGGAGGAGGCGTGCTAAGGCTACGTGGTGCGCCGGGTCGCCGAGCCGTGCTTCTTGCCACCGGGGGCATAGTCCTTTGTCCACCGGGAGATCGTGCCCGCAACGAAAACGTGCTGGATGGCGCGCTCAAGGTCGGCCGGGCCAACATCCTTCTCGCGCAGCCCGGGAAGCCGCTCACGGATCTCGGCGCGGTCCCGCTCGTTGGCGGCGTCACGCCGGACTATGCGCTTGGCGATCTCCGCCAGCTCGTCCAGTTCTTTCTGCACGTCGTCATCCACGCCTTCATTGTGATGGGTATCGCGGTTGCGATGCAAGGTCACGACCCGGATAGCTTAACACGTCGCGATTCAGGATAGCGATTCTGGTTGCAGGTTGCGTAACGATCGGGATTGCAACTAGAGTCGTCATCGCACCACCATGCAAGCCCGCCAACCCATCGGAATCCTGAGCCGGAAAGTCGGTATCGGCCGTGACACGCAACTCCATCCCCACTCCTCACGGTGGGCTGATCTTCAGGTCCCGCGCTGAAGCTAGATGGGCGATCTTCTTCGACCATCTCGGACTGAAGTGGGAGTACGAGGCGCAGGGCTTCAACACCGACGGCGAGTGGTATCTGCCCGACTTCCTGATCTTCGCCCCACTCGGCAACATCTGGGCCGAGGTCAAACCCAACTGGTGGGAAGACCCTGAGGGTGTAGCCAAGTTTCAGCGGTTCGTAACGCAACGCCCGCAGCCCTCGCGCGCCCTCCTGATCACAGGGGTGCCTTCTATTCACAGCAGGCCCCACATCTACGGCGGGGACGACACCCAGGACAACCCGCTCAAGGGCGGCTGGGAAGACGACACGCAGGAATGGCGGCCATGCCCGAGCGGCCACCACTTCGACCTCGCGTTCCCCGGCCGCTTCGGCGCCAGATTCGCTGAGGATGAGTGCCCAGACTACTTCGGCGGCCAGGGCGAGGACCGGATCCGAGAGGCGTGCGAGGCCGCGCTCTCAGCCCGATTCGTCAAGCGCGACAACGGTCCGACCGGATCGGCGGCGTAGGTGCCTGCGGGGGAACTCCACATCCAGTTGTCGGTGAACTTTCCCGACAACCGGAAGGTCCGCGCCCTCATCCGCTACGGGCGTGAGGCCCGCCCGGCGCGTGACCTCTATGCCCAGATGCTTCTCTACTGCAAGGAAAACAAGTCAGATGGTTCCGTGCCCGCCGAGCAGATCGGGCTGCTGTGTTATCCGGACCCAGAAGCCATCGGCAAGCGGCAGGCCGGATACCTGGTAGCCGTTGGCCTGTGCAAGCAGGTCGCAGACGGGTACTTGGTGACCGGCTGGCTCAAGCGCAACCCGAGCCGTGAGGCCATTGAGCGGAAGTCGCGCGCCAAGTCCCGCGGCGCCCGGCTGGCCAACCATCGCCGCTGGCATGTTGAGACTGAGATCCCCGACCCGGCATGCGAATGGTGCCGCAAAGAGGATCAGACTACTGATCAGACTACTGATCGAAGTAGAGATCAGAATACTGATCGAAATTCTGATCCACCTCCGGACTCAGACCGTCTCTCTGTACTGAAACGGTCTGAGTCCACAGAGACAGAGTCAGAGTCAGAGACAGAGTCAGAGGTAATAAACCCTCTTGGTCGGCAGGAGCCGGCCGGGAAGCGGATCGAACCTGGTTCAGACAGCGACCCGGACTTCTGCGCGTTCTGGGATGTCTACCCGCGCAAGGTCGCCAAGGGCCAAGCCCGCAAGGCGTACAAGACCGCCGTCGTCAAGCGCGGCGTCGACCCGAAAGAGATCATTCTCGGAGCCGAGCGCTACCGCGATGACCGGCGCCGCAAGTCGCGGGACATCGAATACACCAAGCATCCCGGCACGTGGCTGAACGGCGAGTGCTGGCTTGAGCAGCACGAGGACGACTCCAGCGACACACCCGGTCCCGGTTACTCAAACTCCCCATGGGACAACTGATGAGCGCCCAGGCTGACGTGCTCCGTGAAGTGCTGCTGCCGAAATTCAGCGAGCTAGGCCAGATCCGCAAGACCGCCAACGGATTCGATGTGTGCTGCCCCGCCCACGAGGACAGCAAACCCTCGCTGAGCGTCGCCGTCGGGACCACCCAGCCGGTGGTGCTGGACTGCAAGGCGGGCTGCGAGCCAACGGACATCCTCGCCAAACTTGGGCTCACGTGGGCTGACCTGTGCGCGCCGCGTGACGAGCAGCAGAAGCCCGGCGGCGAATGGACCCCGCACGGTGAGGCGGTCGCGGTCTACGACTACGTGGATGAGTCCGGTGAGCTGCTGTTCCAGGTGCTGCGTACCGCGGACAAGGCGTTCCCGCAGCGCGTCCCGGACCGGTCACGCAAGACCGGCTGGCGCTGGAGCCTCGGTGACACCCGCCGTGTCCTGTACCGGCTTCCGAAGGTCATCGAAGCGGTGCAGGACGGCGAGTTCATCTACATCTGCGAGGGCGAGAAAGACGTCCATGCGCTTGAGGCCGCAGGTGTCGTAGCCACCTGCAACTCCGGCGGGGCCGGGAAGTGGCGCCACGAATACTCCGAGTACCTCGTTGACGCAACCGTCATCATCATCGCCGACAAGGACTCACCCGGCCAGGCTCACGCCCGGCAGGTAGCGGCCAGCCTTGAGGACATCGCCGCCGCGGTCGAGATCCACGAAGCCGCCGGCGAATTGAAGGATGTCTCGGAGCACCTCGCCGCCGGGCACACGCTCGCCGAGATGGAGATCACCTGGCGCGGCGAGGAACCCGCCACCGACCTCGCGCCGGACCTGTACGAGTTCCTGGCCGTCGTTGACCCGCCGAACGCCTGGGTGATACCGGAACTGCTCGAACGCGGGGACCGGCTCATCTGGACCGGCTTCGAGGGTCTCGGCAAAAGCGTCGTCATCCGCCAGCTGGCCGTGTGCGCCGCCGCCGGATCGCATCCGTTCACGGGGGAGCCGATGGAGCCGCAGCGTGTCCTGTTCATCGACTGCGAGAACCCCGACCGAAAATCCCGCCGTCACTTCCGCAACCTTGAGCGGATCGCCCGCGGCCGGGGAACACCGGTCCCGGAGGGGACGCTGCGAATCCTTCAGAAGCCAGCGGGTATCGACCTGACCCGCGAGGAGGACCGTGCATGGCTGCTTGAGCGGGTCACCGCGCACCGGCCGGACCTGCTCGTGTGCGGCCCGTTCTACCGGCTCCATGCCACGGACACCAACGACGAGGCCGCTGCCCGCACGGTCGTCTCCGCACTGGATGAGGCGCGGCTCAAGGTCGAATGTGCGCTCATCACCGAAGCGCACGCCGGGCACGGCGACAGTACGAACCGCAGTATCCGGCCGACCGGTTCAAGCCTGCTGATGCGCTGGCCCGAGTTTGGTTACGGCATCAAGCCGCTCGGTGAGGCGGATGAGAACGGCCGCGCCCGGCTCGTCGCGGTCCTGCCCTGGCGCGGGCCGCGCGAGGAACGCCACTGGCCCCGCGAACTGATGTGGGGCACCCACGAATACGACTGGCCGTGGAAAGTCGCCGACGGCCTGAATCTCGCTGGCCAGGGCCTCCGGGCCGTCCCCGATTGAAGCAGGAGAACGATCAAATGAGCACACCCGTCACCCTTCGGGGCCGGCTGACCAGAGACCCCGAGTTGCGATTCTCGGCCAGCGGCAAGCCGGTCACAAAGTTCGCTGTCGTCACGTCCCGGCGGGTCAAGGACCAGCAGACCAGCGAATGGTCCGACGCCGACACCACGTTCTGGGACTGTGTTGCGTTCGGTGAGCTCGCACAGAATGTCGCCGACTCAATCGAGAAAGGCACCGCGGTTGTCGTCACCGGCAATGCCTCCCAGGAAGAGTGGGAAGCGAAGGATGGCACTAAGCGCAAGTCCATGAAGGTCACGGCCGAGGATGTGGCCCCGTCGCTGCGGTTCGCGTCGGCGAAGATCGCGCGGGCGTCCCGGACCGGCCCTAAAACCTCGAGCACTGCGGCGGCCGACGCTGACCCGTGGGCGAATGAGGCGCCGTTCTGATGGCCACCCTCACCCTCGTCCCGAAATCTCAGGAGCAGGTCCCGCAGCCACACGGGCCCTGCACTGCTCCCGGCTGCCTGAAGCCCACCCGCCTGTACCCGGGTGGCTGGCGCTGCGACGACCACAAGGCGCGGCCGTTCACCTCGGACATTCTCGGCCAGGATCCGCGGGAGGCGGCATGACCACCTCAACGCTGGCCGACGCCTGCCAGGCGGACATTCATCACCCCGGGGATCTCCCGGCCGTTCTCCCGCATCGTCCCCCCGTGGATGAGAACGGTTCCCTGCGGGCTGAGTACGAGTGCCCGTGTGGTCGTTCGTGGACTTGCTGGTGGGACGCGGAGGCTGCGGAATGGCCGATCGAGCGAGTGGAGGCAGCATGAGCAACGGCTGGATCAAGCCCACCGAGGACACCGCCCTGCCGGACCCGGCCGACCCGCTCGACGTCGAGTGGACGCTGCGGTACGGCGACCCGGAGCGGGCTGACCTGCTGTGGGCGGCTG